CCACTCGACGAATGGGAAAGACAAGTGTCGGCTGAGGAGGCCGAATTTAACACTGACGACGATTATGGTGATACATATGAACTAGAAGATTCGTATGGAAACATCCACGAATTGAAATTTTCCACCGCGAAAAACGCAAGTAAACCGATGGGGGTAGACATTGATGCTGCGAAGAAGAAGGTAAACGACATCGTGTCTAACTGGAGCAATCCACCCGTCGTTAAAGTACTCAATTTTTCTGATTTACCGAAAAATATGCAACAATGGCTCATCGAACGCGATGAGCGCTATGCTAGGGGGTTTTTGACCGATACAGGGTCGGTATATATCCTGGCTGATAACAATGATAGCCTGCCCGAAATTACTGCGACATTGTTCCACGAAGCACTGGGTCATTATGGACTCCGCAAAGAATTTGGTGTTGGTCTGGAAAAACTGATGCTGGACATTTATAAGTCCAACGCCGAAATCAGAACACTAGCTGACAAATACGCGAAAGAACACAAAGTAGATACCGCTACGGCTGTAGAAGAAATACTGGCGGAGTCACAAACTATGGGTGGCATAAAAGCCAGCATTTTGCAGAAAATAGCTTCGTTCATCAGGTCATTCCTGCGCAAGATCGGATTAAACCTGAAGATGTCAGAGTCGGAGATCGTCGCCGTTCTGGACAAGGCGAGAGTACGCGTGGTTTCTGGCGATCCTACACAGACTTTCGTCGGCAAACAACCTGTAACTAGGTCGGCCTCGCGTATGACGGCAGCGATTAACTACATATACCGCCGCAGTTTCAAAGAACAAATCCGATATGGGTGGGATAAGTCACTAAATACTGTCATGTTTACGAACGACTTGGTGGAGCGGGCGACGAAAGCTGGGCTGAAGTCGGCCAAGAAGTTTGGCGACTTGATGGAAGAAAAAATGGCGGTGCGTGACAGTTACGAGCAAAAAATCGCGTCCATCATGTCGAAGTTTTATGAGTTACCGGACGACGAAAGAGCCGCGGCCAATAAGTTCGTGAAAGAATCTACCTTGTCCCTGAAGTGGGGTTACGACGAAGTAGAGACATATTCGTACGAATATCCTACAAATAAGTTGGTGGTCAAAACTGAGAAGGTAAACGCCGACCCAGAGATGGCCAAGAAGTTTAATTCGTTGTCAAAAGACGCCCAGAAGTTAGTGAAAGACCTGTTCAATTTTAACAGGCTTCTGTACGCAACTTTAAAACACGAAGTAGAGCGCGAAATCGGCAAAGAGTATGACAGTATGCTCAAGTACGCCCAAAACAGCGAAGAATTGGGCAACATCAAAAAAGCTCGCGAGCAAGCTCTTGCCGCCGCTGGCAACAAATTTCCGGTCTTGGAGGGTCCATACGCCGCGCTGCGACGTTTCGGAGACCATGTAGTAGTCGCGCGTTCCAAGCAAATGGTCGAAGCAATAAATAACAACGACGTGGAAACCATTAAGAAACTTGAGACAAACCCGAATCATTACTCTGTCGAGTTTTTTAGCTCCAGGTTCGAAGCAGTGGAGCGAGAAGATGAATTGAAAAAGCTCAAAGAGTTTAGCGAAGGCGAAGTATACAGTGGACTGAGGGACGATGTAGAAGCACTTTCGCGGCAAATTCCGTGGGAAGCTGTATCCATAATCAAGCAGCGCGTAGAGGCAATGCCGGATGATGTAGACGTGAAATTCAACATGCAGAAGGTGTTGACAAGCATATATCTCAATTCACTGTCCGAAACATCAGCGCGCAAAGCAGAACTAGAACGGAAAGGGATCGCCGGTGCGGACGATGATATGTTCAGGGCGTTCTCCTCTCATGGTGCTGCCAGCGCGCACTATATTGCTTCGCTTCGTCATAGCAGCGCTATTTCCGATTCCATCAACAAAATGGCGAAAGAGGTCAGAGACGATAGATCGAATGTATTGCGCGCCGACATTAAAAACGAACTGACAAGGCGGTATGCTCAGTCTCTTGCGTATACTGAGAACCCACTAGTAAACAAGGCTATGAAGATGACGTCGTTCTGGATGCTAATAACATCTCCGGCCTATTACTTTCAGAATGCGGTTCAACCATTCATGCTTTCCCTGCCTTACATGGCTGGTAAATATGGGTTCAACAAATCATTATCTGCGCTAACACAAGCATATTCAGATGTGTTCTCTTACGTAGTTAGTTCTAAATCCCATCAACTCGATATTGAGATGATGAACCTGACTGACGGAGAGAAGAAAATGCTAAAGGACTTGCAAGCCCACGGTAGGTTGGACCTGACGTTGGTGCAGGACATGAATAGATTCATCAACGGAGAAGGTATACTCGATAAGGGAGCGGTGGGTAGATTATCCAGGTGGCTTTGGGCAAAACCACAAGTAATTGAGCTTTTGAATAGAGTCTCAACTGCCGTGGCCGCGTATAGGTTGTCAATCGGTAACAATGAAATCAGTGAATCCGAACATGTAGCCGCGTGGGAAAGCGCCAAAGACTATGCGGATGATGTCGTTGTCCATACACACGGTAATTATTCGTCATTCAATGCGCCCAGGTTCTTTACCAAGAACGGGGCTATGCGGTTAATTACCCAGTTCAGGAAATATCAACTCATTCAATTGACTTTGCTGGCTAGAATATTGCACCAATCGTTGTCGTTTGCAGCCAGTGCTGAAGAACGCTCAGTTGCAAGGAGGATGGGGCTTTATCTGCTTGGCACCCATATGACGATGACCGGCATGGTGGGGGTTCCTCTTGCCCTTACCATTATGGGTATGTTTGGCGGCAACGATGGAGAACCAGACGAAGAAGTAGTACGCAAGTGGATGAAGGAAGCAGGGTTTAACCAGCAAATGATTGACTTGCTGATGCGCGGTGCGCCTACCTTACTGGGGTTAGATATAGCTACGAAGGTTGGTATGAGCAATGTATTTAGCCTCATTCCGTTTGCGGATATGCCCAAAGACAGAAGCACATTCGACAAAGCTGTCGTTTCTTCATTGGGTGCCACAGTGGGCCTAGTCAGAAATATGCTGGACGGCGCAGATATGATGTCCAAGGGAGACTACGTAAAGGGCTTCGAGAAATTTATGCCTAAAGGTTTGGAAGATGCAATCAAAGCGTACCGATTGGCCACAGATGGTTTAACCAATAGACAGAATGACGTCCTCATCAAGCCGGAAGATTTTGATTATATAGACACCATTCTCCAAGGGATTGGTATTCAGTCTACTAAAATCTCGGCCCAGATGAGACGTAGAGACGCACAAGCGGAAATAGAGAAGTTCTTCGACGAGAAAACTTCACAGTTGTATCACGACTTTGATAAGGCGTTCAAGAACAAGGACCTGGACTTTCGTAAGCAAATAATACATGAATGGAGAGAACTTCAGATTCAGCGCAAACAGGCTGGGCTCAGACCGATGCCTGTATCGGCTTTGATTAAGCACGCGCTGGCACAGCGTAGGCGCGAGTTACGTACCTTCAATGGTGTTCAATATACACCTGGTGATAGAAATTTGGTGAGGCAACTTCAATAAAAAAAGACCCCGCAATGCGAGGTCAAGTACCACGACTCGGAGAGGAAGTTGAGTCGCAGTAATACTAATCTAATTTTCCATAAATTTCAACTATTTCGAAACACCCTCCTTGAAAAGCTGTACTACGTTAGAGAAGCTCGATTCTGATTCTGTAGGAGTTTCGAACTTGGTGATGTCCACGTCATAACATCTAAACTGCCCCATTGTTATGAAAGTCCCTTTTGCTGGTGACCTTAGGGACGCAGTTCCGTTGTTCAATACTATGCCAGCGCGGGCCATTTCTTTCATCATTTGCTTCATGCTGACCTGATGCTCATAGCACCATTGATGAACTATAGGTTGTGGTAAATATAGACGACCAGTCTCTACTACAACTCTACCAGTAAGCGACCCTTTGGGTTCCCTAAGCATCGTCGGCAGTTTATTACTACGACGATCACCTTCAATATCAGTAACAATGAAGCCGGGAGACAAATCCCTAAGCATCTGGCTGAACAACTGCTCTGGTGTAGCAATTATGGATTTGGCGTCTTCCCTAATCTCCAACACACGGCTTTCCAGCCATTTAACCATGTTACTAATGTCGAACCTAATTAGCCCAATTTCCTTGGCTATCATCGCGCCTGTTATTACACCGGCTATTGTGTAAGACCAGAATCTATCCCGCTTGGAAAGCCCCAGCCGCTTGTCCAGTGCCGTCTGGACTTTTGTGAGTCTTTCCACCGTGTCTTCGCGGTGTGCTTGCACCCACGACATAAACTTTTCACCGACCACACATTTTATTTCGGTCAATTCCTTGAGTATCGCATCGGCGGTATCCTTCGGCAGTTTTGATACATCAGCTATTTCAAATTCAATTAGCCTCGCCTGTTCAGCTTCAGCCCCTGGTTTTATAGTCTGGATCAAGTTAGCAATCGACGTATTGGCCGATACGTTCATAATGGACGACCAACTATGCCGCCCAAGATTAAGCGCACCAGTGGTATTGAGTACTACTCTGCCGGACCCCTGGCTATGTGTGTAAACAATCGTAGACGCGGCCATTGGGTCAATGTTGGTTACTTCGTCCAGCATAATTGGAATACCATTGAGTATCCCCGCCATTGCGTGAACAGCTTTCGGCGATGCCTGCTCCAGAGTTAGCGTGATTCTGCCGCTTCTCCCATCTCCATATATACCAGCAGCAAGTTTCCCCGCCGTAGACTTACCATACCCGGAACCAGACGAAATGGCGGAAATCACAGCCCCTCCATCACACCCCATAAGTTGGAGAAGCGGGGACCCGAATCCTGTGCACAATATGAACTGAAACTGTTCCTGGCCTTCGTAGTTATACAGCTTGTCTATGAGTTCGACCCACCTGTCTACCGACCCAGATGCATTAAAATATCCTCTCTTGAAAAGCTCACCGGCGCTGCCACCCAAACGGACTTTGCTTATTTCCCCGCCGACTTTTATAAGCCGATCGCCAATCAGAAAGTCATCGCCGTTCCATCCGAAGTTGGTGTATGTCTTTACGCTCTGTGCTTTCTTTTTTACTTCAGTCACGAAATTTGTAATATATGCTTCCATGTGCGGTTTGTTATGGCTGGAAATTGTCACACTATGCTCCCCCAATTCTTTGAATAACGCCTGACCACCAGCGCCCATAGCGCCGCCAGACAGCGTAAACTCCTTGAACACTCCCTCGCGCTCTCTAAGTCTCCATACCATATGGTGCTTTTGATTTTCGTCGTCATAATATGTGTACGGATATAGGTAAAAGTCACAGAATGGAACCCATTCGTATTGCTCTGACCCTTCTTTCTTCGTAGCTTCTTTGTCCAAAATCTTGCGCCACAGCTTTTCGTTCTGCCATTTGAAACTAAATTGCATGGACGCTGGCATAGCCGGTATCTCTATTACTTCATTACTGGGCACACCGCCAATGCTAGCCGCTCTTTCTACCATCAGAACTTTCTGATAACCCAATACTATCGGGCTCGTAATCTTCCCGTGGTGTTGGCACTTCGCGCACAACTCTCGCAAGTTGGGTGGAGAGTCTTTGAATAGCGTGCTACACGTAGTTGGGCCAGCTTTCCAAGCGTTGGCTTTTTTGACAGTTTCATTGTAGTTATACTCTGGGTGGCCTTTAGAGAATATATGAATAGCTTTTTCACCCTCGATAGTGAACTTCACTAACCCAATGGTCTTGTGCCATAGGGGTTCTTGAACATTACCACCCAATTTGCCAACTTCTCTGACCAGCGGGCATTCCTTGACTATTTCCAATATGGAGGATGGTTTGTACTCTAAAACAGCAGCAGCCTCTATGTTGAGGCTCATGTCATGCCCGAGGGGCAGGTGGTCGACGGCGTCTAATTTGCTGACGAATTCGCTCAGTGATATTGGCGGGCGAACAGTACCTACTAAAGTAACCTCTCGCGGAGAAATGCCTGGTTTCTTGTTGAATGTACCTACCGGTCTGAGGATGCGGGCGCAATCAGTAGTACAGTTAGAGTCATGCCGCACGCCGTGGTTATCGAGTGTGGCGCGGAATCTTTCAGCAGCGGCTTTCCATTCGTTTTTTTCTATGGATTGATCCAGAACCCAATACGCATGGATACCATATCCAGAATTGACAACAGTTGGCAGAGGGAGCCTGGTTTCTGAGCAAAAACGCTTTATGTCCAAAACAGCGTCTTTTTGACTGGCGTAGTCAGACTTGTCTTTCCTACCCTTACAGTCCAAGTCCACCCAAAAGCATTTCAGTTTATCTACATTATCTTGCGTACGTTTGCGTGTCTTGCCATCTGCACCTACGTATGACGGCTCTTTGAAAGACGCCATTGCGTAGTATACATTGGAATCTCCGGGTTCGTTGTCGCGCCAAACGGCTATTCTAGCTGCTTCTTTGACGTTGCTTGCATGGAAATGCTTCACGGGAGCACCGTTACCTGGAACTTCAGCTATAAAAAAGTGCTCGCCGCTGGGGAGCACAAGTTCCAAGAAATCGAATATGTTCAATTAGGTCTCCTCCCCNNGTGTTAGCCGTATCAAGTGGCCGAGGCCATGCTGCGTAGATGCCTAGCCAATATGACTTTAATATCAAAAAATTCTTTTTCTTTCTTATCGTTCTTTCGGTACGTTCTTCCGTTGTGGAGGGGTAAATCGCCGGAATCCAACGCCATTTTGATTGCGGTGGCAATCTTACGCACTCTATCGACGCGAAGTTTATGTATCTTTGTGTTGGAGTTCCACTTATAAACGGCGGCCCTTGACACGCCGCATATGCTAGCGAGTTCTTCTACAGTAATACCAGCTTGTCTGGCGTTCTTGATTAGATCGTCCATTTTTACCTCCTGAAAAAATCGGCCCCGAGATGGGGCCGGGTATTTAATGATTACGCTAACAGCTTCGCCAATTCGTCGTCAAAGCTATCCGACGACACGACTTTGGTTTCTACCTTCGGCTCAACCTTCGGCTCAACCTTCGGCTCAACCTTCGGCTCAACCTTCGGCTCAACCTTCGGCTCAACGGCAGTAATCGTAGTGACTGTCGTGGGAATAGGCAGTTGCCCCAGCTTGCCAGTAATAGCTAATACCAAGTCAGAGTTCTTGAGGCTAACGGCGGTTCTGTATGAATTATCATTAAGCTCACCAATGGCCTCGAACTTGAGAACTCCGTTTTTCTCCAAGTCGAAGGAAATCCTGATGACAGCGCGGTTCATTGGCACGCGATGGGCGGTCAAAAATCTCGATACTCCTGCGAAATTCTTCAGTGACGCGGGGGGGATACGAAGCAAATATGCCTCTTCCAAATTGAATGGAGTTGCTACGGCTAGGCGAATATTATCAGCGCAGGCTTTGCCTTTAGTTGGTTCTCCTTTTTCGTTCAAACCAGAACCCCAAGCATTGTGTGGGCACAACGCGCAAGTAGCAGACTGTTTTTCCGCCGCGTTGATGTCAGGCGTAACGCCATCCGAGGACATACAAGTCGGTTTATCTTCGGACCCTTCGACATACCCGTTCTTGTAGTATATTTTCGCTTTCTGCAAATTCAGAACCACCATATCAATAAAACTAGCCGGTTCGTCTGGATCGGTCGGGTGCGCCTTCTTGCGGGTGATGAGAGTCCTAGCCCCATCGCGCTTGACGGAAAAACGGCCACCTTTCGTAGAAATAACTGGGAATTTAATCGACTCAAATTCTGCCGCCGCGATATTCAGGTCGAATGCGCTATCGTCGTATACTGCGGACAAAGTCGAAGACCCAAATGGAATAATGTTTGTGCTCATTACTACCTCCTTATAAAGTTTTGGGACGATTTACTGAAATTGCTACTGCACGGACAACATCAACACCAGGGGGCACCGTGCCATGCTCCGCGATGTACTGCTCAACTGCTGTTTTATTGACCCGGCTTTCCAAGAACTGAAGATTATCGGTGTCAACTACGAACCGCAGAAAAATATCCCGGTCAGCTACCTTGGCCGTCGTGGTCACTCTCTTGTAGAAAGAACCAGCTTTCGTATTGGCGCTTTCTTGTCCTGTTTTCACAAGGAACGACAACAGCTTTCGCTCTATGTCGTCCATAGCCTCCACAATTTTGGCTTCTTTTTCTTTGTACTCGTTTGCTACTTTTGCTTTGAAATCGCGCAAAGCAATGTATTTCTCTACTAGTTTATCTACTTGCACGTCGTCAGACATTTTTTGACCTCCTTTATCGTGGTTGGATTGCTTATTGATTATGTAAATTAATTATACATCAAGAAAAAATAAATGTCAAACATTAACTACCAGAAAAATTAGACTTAATCATGTCAAGTAACACTCCTTGTATTGATCCTTTTTCTTTCAGTACCTTGTACATCTTTTTCTCTATATCTGACCCTTGTAGATGTACTATGAATGTATTGCGTTTTTGCCCCGGCCTTGTTATGCGACCATTGGCTTGTGCGTAATCATTCGGATTATTCGTTGGGATAAACCACACTATGGTGTTGGCGGAGACCAAAGTAAGGCCGTGGGCCATACATTTTGGATGCGCAACAAGTATATGCGGGCCATTTTCGGATTTGAAATCGGAGAATATTTGATCTCTCTCCTTCTTCGATACATCCCCGTGCACTACTTCTACTGACCATTCTTTTCTAAGCTCGTCGGCAACAGAGTGTAGCCCTCCGGTAAGAGGTACGAATACAATGACTTTACCTTCCGAGGCTTCGACAACGCGTTTAAGTTCGTCTATTCTATTCTTGGCGTCTATCTTCAATATATTTCCATCTTTGTCATACGCGCAGCCACAGGCAATCTGAACCAGTTTAGCCATTTTCACGGCTTCATTGACCGCCGTAATTTGGCCACCATCAGCTTCGGCCACAAATGTATCCATCATAGATTTGTACGCCTTCAGTTGGTCTGGGGTCATTTCCACCGTTCTTGTTTCATACATTGTCGGAGGTAAGTCTACGCACTCCTCGCGTTTGAATCTGGTAGCAGGCTGCATTGCTTCTTTCACTATATCCAATGCGTTGTCTCTCGGCACCCATTTGAATTGGGAAACTTGCCGCATGACCATGTCTCTGAACTTGGTGAAGTATGGTGGCACACGAGACGGATTTATTAACCTGCACTGCGCCCAAGCGTCTGTGACCTTATTAGGAATCGGAGTTCCGGTCATGGCCCAGACATATTGTTTGTTGGCGATCAATTTGTGCAATGCCTTGAATCTACTTGTACTAGCGTTCTTGAAATCCGCCAATTCGTCAATGCACAGCACATCAATATCATTGCGTTCAAGTAAAGCGTTCAATACCCGCGTTACTTTTATGCCATCATGGTTTATGACATAAATATCGGCGGGCGTTTCCAGTTGTTCGACCCTGCGCATAGATGCGCCGTAGAGGACTTGGCACCGTAAATGTGGCAGATGAGACCACACTTCGTCGGCCCACACTGACTCCATTGTTGATAGTGGAGTAACTACCAACATCTTTCTGACTTTCCCTATGGAACGTAAATAGTCGAACGCCCAAAGAGCACTCAAAGTCTTGCCAGTTCCTATATCGTTCAAAATGAAATGGCGTGTGTATAACGTAGAGTTACTGGCCGTAACTACTTGAGCGTGCATCGGAGCATCATATCTGCTTGGCCATGAATAGTAATGCACGATCGGTGACGGCAAGTCATAGCCTAAGTTATTCAATACTCTGGCTTCATCCAAACCATATTCACACACTACAAGGTCAATACCTTTGTACTTAATAAGTTTACTAGTCGGTATAATCGTAGTGATCCTAGTGGGATGTTCGTCGCGTATAAGCAATTTCTTTTTGTCTACAACTATCAGAGCTTTGTTCATTCTGCCCTCGATAACAGCCCAACCAATTCTTCAAACCCGTCATCCCCGCTAATTACCAACACCGTGCCGCCAGCTTTTCTTATGTCGTTGATGGTAATTTCCTGTCGTGGCGTCGGCTTCTTTCCAGGGGCTTTTGCTTCAATAGCTATATACTTCCCTTTGTAACAACAAATGAAATCCAAAGATGGCGCGCCAAGTCCGTTCTGTACTGGACAATGCCAATACACCCCAAAATCCTTGAGAATTTTCTTGATCTTGTCTTTTACTTTGCCTTCCGGTGTCATGTTCAACCTCCCATTATTTTGTCGAGTTCTTGCACTGAGCTTTCGTAGCAGGGCACCAACCACATAGCCCGCTTGGGGTACTAGGCCAGTAATCTTTTTCATACGACTCTCTCATACGTTCTACCTTCGGTAAAAAATGCCCCCAAATCATAGGCACACTTTTTCTACTGAACGTTTCGGAGTCTATTTTCCTATCCTTAAGCCACGCGTACCCAGTACGTACTTCTTCAATCTCTGGCCTATATGCGAATTCAAATCCAGCAAACAACATGAGTTGGTCGGAGTTACGTTTACGTTTACCAGTTTTCCAGTCAAGAATAATCGACTTGTTATCTAATTTCACGACCAAATCAAATCTCCCTCTAACCCACACATCTTCTGAATAAAACTCCGTAGGAGTAAGGCCCTCCGTCAACCCGACAGCAACTTCTACGTGTATTTGTCCGTTTATTTTTTCCAGTGACGATATGCTGGGCTCTAACCAGTCAAGCTCTTTTGGCAACGGCTCTTTGCACAATACCCTGCGTTCAATGTGCTCGTGCTGGATTGTTCCATGCCTCATCGCTTCAGTTTCTTCCTGCACAACTTCACGCGTCACGCGCTTTAGTTGGTACGCACGAGGGCAGTTCGTGTAATCATTCAGTGAACTAAAAGACCACGGCGGTATTTTCATTACGCACCTTTTTGCTGTCATCCAAGATCGAGAATATACATACGCAACTTCTCAGTTAGCCATAACGCTGTCCTTATATCCATACGAGACGACCGCACAAGTAACTTACCATCTGCGTCGTAACCCACGATAATTACGTCGTCCAGATTGTCGGCATCGGCAAACTCCATCGCTGATAGTAACGCCTGCTTTGGTGTCATCGTTGTAGATGGAGGGAGCGATAACACATTATTCATTTAATTTCTCCCGAAATATTCCATCAGTGTCTTCTGGAATGTATCTGGTTCGCCCTCTTTCGTTTTGACGACAATGTATTCACCGTATTTATCGCGAACCCACTCGCTGATTTCGACTATCCTATCAGCTACGAACATTGTTCTGTCACGATGTTTATTTACTACTCTAAAAATGATCCCGTCAGGGATGATTTCCATTCCACGCGGCTCCAGAAACTCATTCAATTCCAAATAAGTTCCAATTACGTCGACCATAGCGCAACCTCCTTTTTTATTTACACTCACCATAAGAACCAGCAAAACCACCGTCGGATGCCAATGGCAGTCCGCTCGCCCATGACGGTGGAGTTTCCATACATGCGCTAACGACCCGAAACGCATTCTCAGCATCGGATTCGTCAGCCACGACAACTACCTCGTCATGGACTTGTAGAATGGGCCTGTACCCTTTGAGGTATGCCCTCACCATTGACTCTTTTACATACGCACCGGCGAGAGCCTGTGATAAATTTTCCACTACGGCCCCGCCATACATTTTCACTCGTTTCACACGCCCTTCTTTTTTTCTCAGGCAAGTGAACCCGTCTTGTGTCTTTTCGAGTTCTTTGAAGTATAACTTCATACCATTAGGTAACACAAGAAAATTCTTGTGTATCTCGAACAGCCCTATCATACCGTCGTGCCCTTTCCACATGGCGTAGAGCATTTCTTCCGCAAGTTTCCAATATTCTGGTATGGCCGGGTTGTTGGCCCTAAACGTATCTATGATACGTTTGGAACACGCAGCATGTTTTATCCACGACTCTATAGAAACACTGGCCGGTTTTGTCTCGGATAGCTGCCTACGCAATACGTCGGACTTCTGCACATACCTTGCATAGTCATTCAAATCTACACCGAGTGTGCTGACCATAGAATCGTCGAACAAGACCCTAGGCCCCCCTAACATACCGCTAAATATCGTGGCCCCGAATTTGACGTGCCCCATGCCATAGCCACAGCCAAGAACTACGCATTTCCCAATGAATCCCGGAATGTAGTCATCTGGATTTTTCTTTCTGTCTATTTTTCTGCCGAAAATCACTGATGCCATTTCCGAATAGACATCGCGGCCCTGAGCAAACGCCTCCACCAAATTCTTTTGCCCCGCTTGCCACGCTACTAACCGCGCCTCGATTTGAGAAGCATCAACAACAATTACGACTTTCCCGTCTGGTGCTCTCAGTGATTTGCGAAGAAGCCCTACGTCTGGGTCTTTACTACCTCTGGCCGCTGGCAAGTTTTGCATGTTGACTTTCTCACTGGAAGAAGCAGAGTATCTGCCGGTGCTGGCGCCATAGTAAGTGAGCGCGACAGGCATAACACCCATACGGTCAGCAATTTTGAGAAACCTTTCAGCTCTGGATTGCTTGATCGTAGACTTTAATCCAAGCCTAGCATCTACAAGCCATCTGACCATTTCATTTTCGTGCTCTTGCAACTGCTTGAAATCGGGGTCGCTCTTTGCGAACGCCCAAGTATAAACAGGCAGTGCAGCAGGGTCTTTGACTTGCGCCGCAGCGGTCTTCTTGACGGATAGCTTTTTGGGCGGGTCTACCCCGAGATTTTCTAGCAGCACAGCGAACTTGGCGTCTGACCGCAGGTCCTCCATCGTACATTGCGCCTGGGCCAGCAACTTTTCTTTCTTCTGCTCCTCTAACTCCAATTCGCGCAGGATGCAATTCTTGTCCAGAACAAACGTAGGTTCAGAGAACATCCTGGTCGTGATGTCAATTACAACCAACTCAACTTTGGGAAATCCCTCTTTGAGTTTCAGCCACAATTCCCAAGTCAAATCTGCGTCATTACATGCATATTCACCTAGTTTGTGCATCATTTGCGGAGATAGTTGCCTAACTCCGTCCATATGGAGAACAGCGTCGCCTTTCTTGCCTATGCCGAATCTGTCGGCCAACGAACTGAGGGATAAACTTTCTTCGTTGCCTAGCGCCCCTCTGGCCATAGCCAATGTATCGACTATGAACTTTGGCTTGATACCGTATTTCCAGTTTAGAATCGCAGCATCAAACAACGCGTTATGCATTATTACTGCGTGCTCATGCAATTTGAGTTGGCGCAGCAGAGTACTTACTTTTTCCTCCGGTACCCATAGAGATTTACCACCGTTCTTTTTCACAGAGAATCCAAATACATGGAACCTGGGGTCGTTTATATACTCTTCCATCGTCTGTTTACTCAACGTGTGGCCAGATTTCGAGTCATAAAAAGTCTCGAAGTCTACTACGAAGTAGTCCATTACACTTCCCCCCACTTTTCAATTAGGAATTCCTAATTGCGGCTCTTGCTATGACCGTTGCGGCTTCTGTTTACTGACCTAGGCAACACTCTTAGATTACTAACCGAATTGCTACCGCCTTTCGACAACATGACTTTGTGGTCGACATCTTTATTGTCGAACGGCTTCACGAGTCCCTTCTTCTCCATGATACGCCTCGCCTTTTTGCGAGCGGCGTTATCTTGTGTTTCCCCGCGGGCCATCGCGGTCTTTCGTTCTTGTTTATAGTCTCGTTTGTAATTTGGGCTAGACGGCATAATGATTCTCCTGTTCTACTTGTGTAAAGCTACCTTCACTTCTAGTTTGCCAAGCGCTGGTTTGTTTGCTACCTCCCCACGCTGGACTCACGCTTTTTCCGGGGGTCTCGCGGGGTTTCAAGTAGGTAGTCAATCTCATCCTTCACGCCACCCACGTACTCCCGGATGATACGGGCATCATTCTGGGTGGAGACCCCCTGCTCGACNNCAGTCATTGTTGACTAATGCAGAAGCCCACAATGCGGGTAAGATAACGGTTACGATACCAACACTCGGACGCCCAATCAGTTGTGTTTTGTTCATCGTGATTTCTCCTTGAATAAAAATTTGTGCTTCATTACTTGCCGCTTTCTTCTGCTTCTTGCATTTCGCTAACCTTCTTGCTGATAGCAAGGCAGAAGGATGCCCAGTCTTCTTCTGCGACTTTCGGTTCGCAAGTCATAAAGACAAGCGGAGTCGGATTCTTCATGTCGCGCGCGAATGCACCATGAGTTTTCTTGTTGCGCAGCGCGTAAACTGTGTCTGGAACAAGATCACCAACCCTTCTCCCGTTTCCAGTAAACAGATAATGATCGCCCTCAATGATAACGCCGAGGGTAATGTCACCGACCACTGGATCCGTGTGCGGGCCCGCCCATAAAGCGGAGTTGAGTGTACACCCGAATACGTCGTGGCATAGACCGCTCAGTATTGCCTTCTCTTTAAAATTCGCATTCCATGTAATGATATGTCCTGGATCGCGCTTTGCTTCTTCTCTGATTCTTCTGGCTCTACGTTTTGCTGAGACGGGAACAGAAATGCGACCCAAAATCATCGCCGATCTCATGCTAATCTCCTTGACGGTGGTTCATGACGCTCCCCCAGATTCAAAGTCAATTGCATGTTTGGTTGCTCCTCTATTGGATACAATATTGTTTTAAGGCGGACCAAAAGTTCTTTCTCTAGCTGCGTCGATGCGTATGATTCAGCATACGTAATCAATTCATTCGTCGTAAAGCAACTCAATATATCTTCTACATTAACCATTGTGTTTCTCCTTACCTGTGCGCACCCAAACCTTTGGCCAGCTTCCAGGAACACGATTTACAACACCGGCTTTTTGCAATACCGAAAGCCACTTACACGTCAATGGGTAGTTGATTTTGGCCACTCTAGAAAGCTCTCTGGAAGTAATCGGCTTCTCCATATACTGTAGCAACTTACTCGCATCACCAAACTCAGATTTTTCTACGCGACCACTGTTCATTTGATTTAATAGCTCAAGCAATGTCATTCTTTCACCCCCTCTAACTAACTCGACGTATTACAAGGTATTCCTTGCTTTTTCTCTGGCCTCTTTGGCACTATATCCAAGAGAGCGATAAAATGCCCGGAGTCTCCGTTCGTGGTTGACTTTAACAATCCATCTACAAAATCTGATTAGCAAATTCTGATTGCGGCGCCGTATGAAAATTTCTCTACTCATTTCTTTCCTCCTTGTATGTGATATGGACTCTATATCAAACCTCGATGAACTGTCCATTAGCATCTAATGTATACCAAACACCTTCTTTAATACCATTTTCACCAACCTTGCTTGCACGAATATGGATCAAATTACCACTATCGTCACGATAGCAAAGAACAATAGCACCTCCTGCATTAGCACGAGCACGGCCTTGGATGCCTAAAGAGATAGCAACAGAATCGGAACCAGTTACTTCTGCATCTGATCGGCAACCAATGCTCATAGCCGCCGATCTATCACCAGTGTTTGTAGCTGCCGAATGATTACCAGTATTCGTGGACGCCGACCAGTAGCCTGTGTTCGTAGATACCGACCTGTAACCAGTATTCGCGGATACCGAATGGCCACCAGTGTTCGTGGACGCAGAATAGTCACCAGTGTTCGTAACTGACGAATAGTCACCTTTATTTATAGCAACAGAATAATTACCAATATTCGCAGATACCGACTGGTTACCTATGTTCATAGCAACAGAATAATCGCCAGTATTCGTAGATGCCGAACGGTAACCACTGTTCGTGGCTAGAGAATAGTCACTAGTGTTCGTAGCAGATGACTTGTCGCCCGTACCAATATATAGCAATTTGTCGCTATTAATGACATTTTGCTTAATAGACTTATTCACATTTTTTGTGGTCCAATCCACTGCATGTGATACTAATTCATGTAAGTCAATTTCTTTCTTTATGGTAAGAACGGAACTGGCAATCTTGCTGCCGCCATCAAAAATAACGCCAGATGCCTCAACTATGGCAAAACGATTACCGGCAGGAGCGTAATAATTGAAAACATCTAGCGGATATTCACAAGAATGAAACCCTGACAAGCAAGGCGTTACTACGCCTTTGTGCTTATATGTTTTGCCAACTTCAAACTCAAAACCTCGACATTTCAGTTCATTATCGAAGCCCTTATATGCAACAATATATTCTTTGGCGATAATATCTTTTATTTCCATCTCATCCCTCCTTGTATGTAATATGGACTCTATATCAAACCTCGATGAATTGCCCATTGGCGTCCAACGAATACCAGACACCTTCCTTGACGCCATTTTCACCAACTTTGCTTGCACGGATATGTATTAAGTGACCTTCTTCATCACGGTAGCAAAGAACAATGGCACCCCCTGCATTGGCACGGGCACGACTTTTGATGCCCAAAGAGACAGCAATAGAATCAGAACCAGTTACTTCTGCATCTGACTTGTCACCAATGTTCATGGCCGTCGAGAAATTACCAGTATTCGTGGATGTCGACCAGTCGCCTGTGTTCATGGCCGCCGAGAAGTTACCAGTATTCGTAGCTACCGATTTGCAACCAGCATTCATAGATACAGAACATTCACTAGTGTTGATGGCTACTGAATTGTCACCAATGTTTATGGATGCTGACCTGTAACCAGTATTAGCGGATGCCGAATAGTTACCAGTGTTTATGGATGCTGACCTGTAACCAGTATTCGTGGATACTGACCAGTGTCCTGTGTTCGTAGATACCGAACATTGCCCAGTATTAGTGGATACCGAATGGTCACCAGTGTTCGTGGACGCAGAATAATCACCAGTGTTCGTAACTGACGAATAGTTACCAGTATTCGTAGCAACCGAATAGTTACCAGTGTTCGTAACTGATGAATAGCCACCAATGTTCGCCGATACCGAATAGTTACCATTAGTAGCGGCTGACTTGTCGCTATTAATGACAATCTGCAAGATGGACTCATCCAACCTTTGCGTGATCCAATCTACTGCATGACGCACCAATGTATGCAGATCGATTTCTTCCTTTACGGTAAGAGTGGAACTGATGATCTTGCTGGCTCTATCAATAATCTCACCAGACGCCTTCACTATGGCAAATCTATTATTTACTGGCCCATAGTAATTGAGGACATCTAGCGGATATTCACAAGAATCAAACCCCGATTTGTAAGATATTGTTTTTCCTTTGTGCTTATATGTTTTACCAACTTCAAACTCAAAACCTTGACATTTCAGTTCATTATCGAATCCCTTATATGCAACGATGGATTTCTTTTTTGTATTGACGTTTCTACTCATTTCTTCCCTCCTTGTATGTGGTATGGACTTCATATCAAACCTCGATGAATTGCCCATTAGCGTCCAATGAATACCAGACGCCTTCCTTGATTCCATTTTCACCAACCTTGCTAGAACGAATATGGATCAAATTACCACTATCGTCACGATAGCAAAGAACAATAGCACCTCCTGCATTAGCACGAGCACGACCTTGGATGCCTAAAGAGATAGCAACAGAATCGGAACCAGTTACTTCCGCCATTGACCGATCACCAATGTTTATAGCTGACGAACAGATACCGGTGTTCGTGGCTGACGAAAAGTCACCAACATTCGTAGATGCTGACCTAAAACCAGTGTTAGTAGTAACAGAACCGCCACCAGTATTCGTAGACGCCGACCAGTTGCCAGTGTTGGTAGCTACCGAATAATATCCGGTATTTGTAGCAGCCGATCGATCGCCAGTATTTTTGGATATAGACCAGTTGCCAGTGTTGGTAGACGCAGAATTGTGACCAATGTTGATAGATGCTGATTTATAACCAGTATTCGTAGACGCTGACCCGTGACCAGTATTTATGGATGTCGACCAGTTACCCGTATTCGTGGCTACAGAGCAGCGCCCAGTATTCGTGGATACCGACATGAAGCCCGTATTCGTGGATACCGACATGAAGCCCGTATTCGTGGACGCCGACCAGTAGCCTGTGTTCGTAGATACTGACCCATAACCAGTATTCGTGGACGCAGAATAGTCACCAGTGTTCGTAGACGCCGAATAGTCACCAGTGTTCGTGGACGCAGAATAGTCACCAGTGTTCGTGGACACCGAATGATTACCAGTATTCGCAGACGCTGACCTGTCATCAGCGATGACAGTTTGTTTGATAGACTTGTCCAACCTTTGCATAATCCAATCCACTGCATGTGATGCCAATTCATGTAAGTCGATTTCTTTCTTTACGGTAAGGATGGAACTGGCGATCTTGTGGTTATCATTATCTTTGACAATCTTGCCAGACGCCTCCACTATGGCGAACCTATTATTTGCTGGCCCATAGTAATTAAGGACATCTAGCGGATATTCACAAGAATGAAACCCTGACTCACAATAGTGAAACCCAGACTCGCGAAATATTACTTTCCCTTTGTGCTCATAGGTTTTACCAACTTCAAACTCAAAACCTCGACATTTGAACTCATTATCGAAGCCCTTGTACGCAACGATCGACTCCACATTGTTTTTAGTCTTGACGTTTTCGCTCATTTCTTTCCTCCTTTCATCAGTAATCCCAAATCATAGCCTTCCTATTGCACTGCAATACCATGTGGTCAAACTCAACTGGTTTGCCATTGGCAAGCTCTGCGAGAATCGCGGACTCGATTCTCGAATCCGCAATGAACATCCAATGCTCAACTATCGCATCGACGACAAAAAGCGCAGCTATTACTACAACCATCCAGAAGAATGGTGCTGCGT